ATCTCTACTACTTTACCTAGCGTAGGTTTCAACACAGCATAAGTTGCACCACTAGGTATACTCTTTACTTCTGAGCCAAGATGTAACAGGTGCTGAATGGGAAGCCTGTTCTTTCTTTGAATCTGATTAAACATATCCGTCATAGCTTTGAAGCTATCTCTGTTTTTAACTCTCATCAAGAAAGGGAACTCTTTAACATCCACAGGTTTACCATCGGCATCCTTAGCTTTGTCGAGCTTACACAGACCGAATATGATCTTGAACCTATCAACAGATCGCATAAGGTCTTGTGTCTCTTGTGGCAAAGCCTTGAAGTCTTTAACGTATCCTGAGGGTCTACCACAGTTAAACGTGCCGTAGTTATCCTTCAGATCGCCATTCAAAGACGTTGCCATTACAGTTCGCAACATTCTGCCCTCGCCACCATCAGGCTTTTGATAGTGCTTATCGTAGCGCTGAAACTGAAAGCGTTGCATAAAGGGACGTATAGTCACCTTGTCACTGTAATATATTGTATCATCAGGGAAAGTCACAGAGAAAGCTCCTACTTTGACTATAGCTACTTCCATAGTCTCACCTTCTACTTCCTTTGTACCCATCACGTTCTGATGAACTTGTTTGATCTCTGCTAAAGCTGATGTGCTTTTTGCAGGTGCGTTTGAGATCCCCATCAACTCTGCCAAGTCAGCAGGGGATTTACCAATTATGTCTAATGCGTTTTCCATATGTGTTTTTTACTCCTAAGTTATGAAACGAATTTTATCAGACTACATCTTTAACGTCAAGCCAATTATTACCTATTTTTGATTCAAGTAATAACGGAACATTAACATCGATGTCATAGTAAGATTCTACTATATTTTTTAAACTACTATTTACACCATCTATGATAGTTAATACGTCTTCCCTCTCTAAGGGATGAACATCTAACACCACAGAGTCATGCACACTATTTACTAACATACTCTTGTAACCATTTAATCTATGCTCTATCTCCAACAATACAATAGGAACTATGTCTGCTGTTGCAAATCCCTGAACAGGGTAGTTCTTAATCATGGTAAAATGGGTTGGAGTACCACTTGCCCTTCTCTCCACATCAGGGAAAGCATATTGCCTACCTGATGGTATCTTTATTCTGCCAAGGTTGATAGCCTCATCACCTAACTTCTTATGCCACTTGGCTATACCTCTATACTTATCCATAAAGTGTGTGTAATATTCTGCCTCAGCTTTCGTTCTACCGAACCCTGTAGCTCCGTAGAGAGGCGCAAAGGTATGTGCCTTAGCTTCTTGTCTAGACGTAGGTTGCCCTGCCTCAGTGATGATCTTTGCTGTGTAGGAATGAACATCAAATCCGGTTGATACTTCCTCCATTGCCACTTTATCCTGAGATAATAATGCTGCAACTCTAAATTCTAACTGTGCAAAGTCTGCCTCAAGTATCTTTCCTTCATCCCAACGTGAGACAAACACTTTCTTAACAGGGAATGTACCACCTCTAGGCATATTCTGCATATTAGGATTGCGTCCACTGAAACGTCCTGTGGCTGTAACATGCTGTGTAAGACTAACGTGAAGCATACCATCGTCTTTTGTGTAGTGTTCTATGCCATCAACAAAAGCTGAAAGATAACTTGACACAGCACTTTGTCTTTTTAGGTCTGTCAAAAATGCTTCTGCATCTGTCATGCCCTTTGCCTTAGCTATATTGATAAGCTGTTCCAGGTTTCCCTTGCTTGTGGAGAACCCATTAGCACTGAGCCACGCTTTTGATGGAGGAAAGAACCCTAGTCCTGCCATTTGTTTTAACTTGGTGAGCTTATACCCTCGTGTGTCACAGGCTGTGCATCGATTTGGTTTGGCAAAACGTGTTCCATCCTTCTTAGTTTTAAACACCTTGCCCCTTCCGTTGCAAGCTTGACACACACTAGCCTTTGTTTTAACCATCATGGCACTATTGTCCTTGACAGCCTGTTTAAACTCCTCCTTTTCTTCCACAGTATCAAAGGCAATCGCCCATTTCTTCTTGTCATACAGTATCCTAGAGTAAATTACCTGACTAACTTGCTCAGGAGAGTTAAGATTTATAGGTGTGTCCCCCATTAAGCTCTTGACTTTTGCGTTTAACCTATTTTCTATCTGCAATAGCTCGTCCTCAAACTGTTTTCGCACCTCTTTTAGCGCAGTTTTGTCTATACTAAAGCCATTCATGTACATTTTTGTCAAAGTTTTGCACACTTTGTTAGTGGTATCTCTTACGTCTACCAAAGATTCCGACTCAGGCTTGCTGTATTCATCTAGTAAGCGCCAATATAAAGACCTAGTAACCTTCAAGTCCTGTTCAAGGTACATCGATAGCTCGTCAAGAGGTATCTCATCTGTCTGAAACCCTCTCCTGAAGTAATCTTTTAGTGTGTCAGACTTCTTCATGTCTAAATCGTAGCGTAACGCACAGTTTTCTAAGCTAACAGAGCCTTTCTGACCACGCTGTAGTATGTAATCACCAAGCATAGTGTCAAATATTTCACCATCATACTTAAAACCACAAGCCCACAACCACTGTAAATCATACTGTAAGTTGTGTCCTATCAAGAGTGTTGTATTGTCAAGCACTCTTTGTAGTCTTGCCTGTGCATCATCGTCCTCTATAACCTTCTCCTTATGATCAAAAACAAAAACTGTTTTCTCCTCCTCCCTGAGATGATCCATAATACCTACAAGTGTCAAAGAATTGTCAGGCTCAAATGGGTCAAGGTGCAATTTACCATCACGTTTAGTTGTGGTGTTTTCTACATCAAGTATTATCTTCATGCTGAATACCTCCCTGTCTCTACATCTAGCTCAACATGGACAGCACCATGCCACCCTGTTAGTTTATTCTTAGCCAATCGAATGTGGCGTTGAGGATCGTTACTGTCCTGTCCTTCAATGTCAGGATTCTTACTAATTAATAACATCAAATCTGCCTCTGCCGCCTTGCCTGTCTTACTGCCCTCAAGCATAGATTGGTTTACATTTATCTTACCCTCAGCCTCTGCTGAAAGTTGGGACATCCAAATTATAACGCAATCATACTTCTTGGCAATGTTTCTTGCGTGAATTGCCGCCTCTTTGAGGTAGATATCTGTCCTCTCTGATCCACCTGTTGCAAACTTATCACCCATATCAAGCACGATAATGTCAGGGTTTATGCTTTTGGCAAGCTGTTCAACGTAATCCATGTTCTTATCCGTAGCATCTTTTATAGACAATAAGTTTCTCAAAGGATCGTATCTTTCTAGCGCCAACTTCCTGTTCTCCAACACTTGATCACTAGACATATTAGATTTGCAATAAAGATATCGCAGACCAACACGCTTGTATGCCTCCTCATTACACAGGACTACACACTTTGCACCCTGATCTATAAAGCCACCCTCAGAGGCTATGATACTAGCGTGGAAGGATGTCTTCCCTGTATTGGGTCTAGCACCCACAATAACAAAGTGTCCACCACTCAAACCCTCCACTCGTCTACGCAACGAGGGTATGTTAAACTTCCACTGAAACTTTAGGTTGAGGTGATCAACCAATGTATTGAAAGATATGTCGTCACCCATAAACTTAAAGCTAGGTGTGAAGTCATCCTGATAGTTATCTAATATGTTTCGCAAAGGTTCGAGGTTGTTCTTTGTGCCATTAACATAGTCAAATCCTATGTTGGCTACCTCCTCTCCTACCATCTGTTGAAACAACTTAGACAAAACTTCTCTAGCTATATCGTTGTTCATTGGTTCTTCTTTGGACAGCTTACTAAACAACACCTCAAAGGATGCCTTGTTCGCTGAGGTCATAGTGCCGTTGTCAGAGAAGAACAAAGCCTGTAGCTCTGTCAGAGATAAATTCCTCTCATGCTTACCCATAGCCTCGTCCAAAGTATTCTTAATCTTGCGTACATCTTTACTGAAGAGTCTGTCAGGACACTTACTGCCCTTATGGTCTTCATAAAAGTCTTTCTGCATCAAGCTCCTAATTAGCGCTAATTCTATCATTCTCTATCTTCTCCTCTATTAATCCATCAATAAGACCTAACATCTTGTCAAAGTCTTCTTTGTCTAAATTCTCTATGTAAAACCATTCGTTAGATCTCTTACGGCTTAAATCCCTTC